TGTAGCCAATAAGTTTCTCTTGTCTTGATCATTCTTGGGTTAAGTGACATAAGTGCCAGCTGTGAATTGCAAACACTATATTTTGTAGGAACTGTCGTTCCGTCATTTGCGGGCTCGAAATAATGTGTACCATATACCATAACCTCTGACATAAGAGCAACTGTTTCATCGAACCATGCTCCTCCAGATGGCTTTCCATTTGCAACTGCATTTACGAGATAAGTTCTATGTGTAAGAAGCATACTTCCAAATGCTGCTTTAAATTTTGCTTTCGCATTATCCAACCCTGTTTTATACATTACAGAGCCTACATATCCGCCCTCTGTTGTATTAGTCGCATTCATCTGACCATTGTAAAGTGATGACGCCGGAACAATAACAAGATGATGCTTTGTGAAATCTGTATCACCGCATCTAAGGAAGTAATCCATATCTGCAATAACCCAGGTCACACCGCCAATTACCCAATAATCTCCGATAAACAGGTCGTCAAAAGTTCCATTTTGAATAGCTGCCTTCTGGGCTGCTGTAACTGATGAGCCGAGGTTCTTTCCTCTATATACATTGCGATGATTAATCGCTGATACAAGCCCGGCAAACTCTACTGCTGCATTTTCTGCTGTCATTTTCTTTGTTCCGTCAGTACCATCTTTAATAATTACGTCTCCGCTATCAAATCTGGTTGCTGCGGAATAATCCGTTACTTTAGGCATTTTCTTTAATCCTCCTTAAAATAAAAAAGAGCCTTAGATTTCTCTAAAGCCCTTTGTAGTCACTGTCTAACAGTGCATGGTCTGTTACATATCCTAACCTGCTGATAACGCTTCTTATAAAGTTATCCAGATGAGATACCTGCTGTCGTAATGATACAACTTCACTCTCATCAGCAAATATTATACGTCCCTGTATTTCTCTTCCGCTTGAATCGCAGATATTCTGTCCAGATGAGTCATAAATCGGTTGTAATACAGAATGTTCATTAGCAAGCTGTGAACCGAATTTACCAACATCTGCTCCAAGAATTTCTTCATATGCTGCCTGCGCTAAAGATGCTGAGTTCGCTGCCGCTGTTTCAGACTTTTTAGCATTTGTTGCTGATGCTGATGCGTTAGAAGCCGACGATGCCGCAGCATTCTTCGATGAAGCGGCTGAATCAGCATAGCTTTTCGCATTCACTGCACTCGTATTAGCTGCACTTGCAGAGCTAGCCGCACCTGAAGCCGATGATGCCGCTGCGTTTGCTCTTGAATTTGCTGTGCTAGCATATCCAGATGCCTGGCTTGCAGAACTTGCTGCTTTTGCTGCTGCATCAACTGCCTGTTCTGCATATTGCTTAGCAGTGAGGTATTCTGTCGTTGACCTTATGCTCTGTTCCTGTACAGGGTTGAAATCGATCTGCACGGCAATAGCCCCACTGGATACAATCTTGTTGTTTAACTCAATCTCCACAATAGGATTTATTTCTCCTGCCAGTGCGGTCATCTGCTTTGTAACTTCAAAGTAAACCGTATGCATAGCTGAATCCCATCCTAATGCAGGATTATATACAAAATTACCATCAACCTTACCGCATCGGATATTAACAGTTGCATTCGTAGGTATCGTATATTCAAGTCCGTCATTATATAATTTTACCGCAATAATCGGTAATCCCTGATCATACTGCACAAGATGAACCGGACGTACAATCTGACGAGCTGTCATATCAGCGTATGTATAATGTACAACTCTATTTGAGTCTGGTGTGTATACACCCATTTTTAATCACCCCCTAAATCAACGCCAGTCATCATTGATAAAAATTCAACATCAGAGCGAAGTTGTTCTTGCTGCATAACATCTTTGCCTTTATCAGGCTTAGATGCCTCATTATCAGCCTCGATTAATACGAGGTTCTTATCTTTAACTTCTGTAATATTTTCTTCCATAAAACCTCCTAATAATCATACCAACCAGCTTTAATTAAAACGCCTCTCTCAAATTGTAAATATGCGTTATTGCTCCAATTTGAAACGGTTCCATCGCTATTCATTCTACCTACTTGAACAAATCTCATAGTTCCGGTTATTCCACCACCATTTTCCCAAGATACATTCTTGAGTTTATAGTAATGCATATCAATGTCGCATCCTAAATTTATAGTATCGGCATCATAGGTTACACCCTTTGAATTATAGCCATTTCTTTCATATAAAAGTTTAGCTAAATAATTTTGACCACTTTTAGGCTGTGCAGCCCATGTCATGTAGTCGCCATTCTCGTCAAGGTCAAATACCAATCCTCTACGATTGTCATCGCCAGTCCAACCGTTTGTACCTATTTCGCCTATATACTCATCTGAATATTTATAATGTGATGCTCCGGCATTAATATTAGCTTCTTTACTACCAGATTTACAATTAACCTGTTTAGCAGTTATATCCAAAGCATTTACATATGTTGTTGTAACTGTATCCTTAGTGATTTTGGTCACATTAGCCTTTGTCTGATACCCTTTCTTTTCAACATCCGACATAGTTGTATATTTACTATCATTCGTAAGTTCTGATACTTTAGTTGGAATTGACGGAGCGTCTGAAATATTTTCATAAGAAATCTGAACATCTTCCGACAATGTTATTCCATCCCTATCAAGTCGAATAAGAACATTTCCATCTGCGTCTTTTATAAGCGCTGTACCATTTGAGTTGTTTCTTCCACCAAGAATTAAAGTGCCTCCATTTATGCGATTTGCACTCATAGTTCCAGTTTTAACGAAATCTGCTACAATCTGACCATCCTGTGTCATAGCTAAAGCAAATGGACCATTATATCCTGTTGAAGAATATCCCAATCCACCTTTATTCCAACGCCATACCTTCTTCGCAGTAGCAATGTCATCCGTATCCATAATGAGAATTTCATCCGGATACTTTCCACCAGTACTGCTATGCATAATCACAAATCCACCAAGACCGCCACTAATTAACTGCGTAGCATTCTCAATAGCCTGTTGCATAAATGTTTTGGTAATGGTATCAGAAATTGCCTGCTTTTGATCAGAAATAGTTGATGCGAGATTTGTTCTTGATTCGCCAAGTTCAATTGACACATACTTATTACTAATTGCATCATATATAGTTTTTATACACTTTGCTATAGCGCTAACATTTAACTCTGGAAATTCAACGCCTACTGTATCACAAAGATGTACATCTTCCAAAAGTGCATATTTAGCATACTCAGAAGATTGTGATAACTGTGCAAATGATACAGTCAATGATACAGCTGGTACTCCTATATTGTTTGCTTTCATATAAGAATTAGCTCTTGTTCTAAGCTGCTCTTGACTTGGTTTTTCCTGCCATTCCTGCGATAAATCCAGTGGATAAATCCTTGTAAAGTTATATGTACCAGATGCTTTTACAATCTTCTCATTTAACTGCACAAGACCTTCCTGCTCAGAATACCAGAACGGATAAACGCCTGTATAGACAGAACTGCAATTTTCTTCCTGTTTCAAATCAGTAAGATTCTTACCATATCTAATGCTAACGCCTCTATCCGCGCCTCTTTTATTCCAAAGTTTTACGTCGAACTTATCGAACTCATACTCTCCTCCATACACATCAAGGATTGAACCATCAACACCTCCAAGTAGTGAACGCATACTCGATGGTTTGAGAACTGTCATATTTGCAGTTGTAATTTTGTCCGTTGAAAATAAAAACGGACAATCAACCGCTGATGCGGATTTCATATTAATAAATGCATTTTGAACTGTGTCGGCTGCAAATGCTGATACTGGGTATCCAGACATATCGTAACTTATATGTTCTGCATTTATTGTAACAATTCCATTAATTGGCTTTGTGATTGCATAGATTCGGAATGGTTGTGGGTCAGAATAAGGATTTGGCTTTGCCATAATGATACGCCTAAGCTGTAATTCCTTATATCTGATACCTGTGACAGGATATTCCATTTCAAGTTCGAACTCACCATTTCTTTCTTCAGTAACTTCGCAAATAATGGCATCACTTAATGCACCTAATCCATTCGTTGTGAATGACATTTCTGTAGACTCATGAAGAGTAATCATAGTGTCCACCATTTAGGTATCACCTCCACACTTGTTATTCCACCAGAAAAAGAAATTTCGTTTTCGCCTTTTATAAGCTTCGGAAATCCGTTGCTCAACGTTACAAGTGAATTGCAATTTGTAGTACCTTTATAAGCATCCTGTAATTCACTATCAATAGTCAGATACGAGCTAATGTTCGAAATAGTGATAACATAGTCACCAATTCTCAGATTGCCCTTTCCAGAACCGTTCACTTTTATAATAGGAAGCGATTTGAATCCTGTGGGATTTCTTAATTTGCTCGTTGCTCTAACAATTACTGGAATATCTCCAGATTTAAGAAAACGCTGAGGTTTACAATCAAATGCGACTGTAATACGCCCAGCGTGCTGTAATATGTTTTCAATTGTTCCGCCACTCTTATAAGCAGCAAGTCGATAATATTCCGGCTCATATGAATCTTCCAACTTAGCATATCCAGACGCAGAGTTAAGCCACTCCGAAATAAAATTTGCCATCATTGTAAAATCCTTATTTTCAGCACCAATAGCTATGTTATAACTTCTTGATGCATTTTTATACGACCCTTTATCGACATAAATATCCCCGTTTCTTCCAGGAATATGTGTAACTTCATAGTCCTTTTCCGGAGTTTCATATCCAGGCGGATGCTCCACTTGGATAGCGAATTCTTCCGATGAAATACCATTGTAAATAATTACGCCCATGAAGCATCCCTCCTTTCAACTTGTCTCTGAATAATGTTTGATACTTCTTCTGCAATCTCTTTAGGATTACTTCCCGTGATATTAAATGTATTTTCGAATGAATTTCCGCCGTTGAAGTTTCCAACAGCATCTGAAATCTTATCTAACACACTGGAATTATCAGTTGCTTTGCTTCTTACTTCATTAATACGATTACCGGTTCTATTGGCAATGTCTAATGAACCAGATAACGAATACCCGTCAACACTCTTCATCATACTAAACAACTGATTAGCACCATTTTGAATATTTGACAGATCCATTACCGGTCTTATAGTAGGCTCTGTGTCTATATCGGAACTAACCAAATCTGCAATAGTTGAAAGTGTATCGGACATTGCGCCAACAGCACCTTTTCCCATATCAACCGTAGCGTCAGATACTTTTCCAGCATAAGCCTTCACACCATTAATAAATCCCTCATCAGTATATCTACCAATTTCAGCAAATACTCTTGATGGTGAATGAATGCCAAGAAAATTCTTTACACCATTCACAGCACTCTTAGCCGCATTAATCGCTGAATTAGCCAAATCAGAGGCTTTATCTGTAATACCACTGATAAGTCCACCTATAATATGCTTTCCCACATCTTTGAAGTCATTTATTTTATCTTGAATGACCTGCTTGGCATTTGATATCAAATCACGTACAGTTTCCTTAAGATTTGATAATTTCTCCTTGATACCACTGATAAGTCCAGAATTCATTATCTTGGAACCGACTTCTTTGATATCAACAACTCCACCAGTAAGTACAAGAACCGCTGCGCGAATTAATGCTTTAAACAAATTTCGTATATCATTTGCTAATCGCTCGGAGTTATTATCGATAGCACTAATAATGCCTTCGATGAAACTCAAGAGCAAATTAACACCAGACTGAATCACATCTGGTAATTTTTGAGCGATTCCATCGATGAAATTAAGTACAATATCGATAGCAGTTTGAACCACCATTCCGATGTTATTTGCAATTCCCTGTAGACATGCAATCAGAATATCGAACACAGCCTGTACAATTTCTGGCGTATGCTCAGCCAAAGTTTGAAGAGTTGTAACCAACAATGTTACGAGAACTTCGACTAGTTGTGGCACCACATTTGATATCGCTGCCAGACAAGCAGTAATAATAACGACCAACGACTCTAAAATTTGTGGTGCTGCTCCTGCTAATGCAACGCAGAACTGAGCAATTCCCTCTGCCAATTTGACTAATACTGCCGGAATCAAATCTGCCACGCTTGTAATAATGACTGCTAATGCTGCTACAAGTGCTGTCGCTCCTGCTGTTCCAGCTGCTGCTATTGCAGTAAGTCCAATAGCAAGTGCCTGTAGTCCAAGTCCAGCAGCTAATAAACCTGCTCCTGTCGCAGCAACCCCGACACCTATAAGCGTAAATGCCCCTGCTAATGCTAAAATACTTGGAATAATCGGTGATAATACAGCGCCAGCTACACCTATAATTGCAAATGCTCCTGCTAAAGAAACCAAACCTTTGGCTATTGCTTCCCAGCTCATAGCGCCAAGTATACTCAGAACTGGTGCCAACACAGCTAAAGATGCACTTGCAATGAGTAAT